CAGCGCATCTTTGAACGCGCTGTACAGGATGTGGAAGCCCTTATTTTCTTGCATGAAGACATGATTGATGTAATCGGTTGCCTGTTCAGCCATCGCAACGTCTTCTGCGCCAGTCGGCATAAACTCCACAACCTTTTCGCCGGATGTAAAGATTTTCATCAGCGACGGCAGAATCGCCTGTACGGTATCCCGTACATCCATCGAGACGACAGACGAACGACCTTCTTCCTCATCACCGAATGGCTCGCCCAAGTAATACTCAGAAGCGAGGTTTCGATCCTGCGAGATATTGTTGTCGATGTAATCAATTGCGTCCTGAATCTCTGACGTAACAACACCCTGAAACGTCGTTTCGGACATCTCGTTCGGGTTATCGATTAAACCAATTTCCTTTAGTTCATTCTCTACCGTATCCATCGGAGAGATTTGAGTCTCATTCCTTTCTTCACACTCTTCTTGCCGGAACACTGCCACCGCTTACGCGATAGACGGAGGGGGGAGTTGGGGTCTTTGGCGGCTTTCGGGAATCGCTTGAGTTGCTCATACGAACGGGCGCAGTATGCATCGCCCTTCTTCGTGTTCGGCGCAACCTTCGCACCCTTCTGACCGTAGGACACCTTCTTGCCAGTCGCGGTCACTTTGACCTTCGCTTTACCTTTTGCCGGTTTAGCCACGTCCACGCACCTTCGCTTTCTTGGTATTCGCCACAACCGTCTTACCTTTCGCGCCTGCCGCCTTTTTCTTCTTGGCGGTAGCCGCGCGTTGCGACTTCGTTAATGACTCAGCCTTTGATCGTGGTAGGCATCGATCTGGATTCTTCTTGTTCTTAGACGTCCCGCACTTTCCTGCGATCTTCCCGTCCGAACCAATCCGAACCCAGTCTTCCTTGAACCACGTCTTCAAGCTCATGAATATTTACCGCCACGCTTCTTATATTCGCGTACTAGCCATGCAGTGGCATACGCTGAAGGATAGGTATCGAACTTCTTCTTCGCCTCGGACTTCACACGCGAATACAACGCCTTGTTCGTCGGGTTCGGAGACTTCGTCCGTTTGTCAGCCGCCATTACGCAGTCCGTGTGCGCTTCTTCGTCTTGGCCTTGGCAACAGTCTTAGAATCGTTCATCTTCTTCGCCATTGCTCTCTTTGCGGCGGCTTTGCCTGCCGCTGTGTATGGATACTTCTTTCCGCCTACGTTTGGCATATCACACGACTCCTTTAAGTAATCGTTTTAGTGGTTTTGTCCACGTCGAACCCGAAGCGGACCCATAAATACCGACAGCCGCATCACCGGCTAACGTCAGTATACACGCATCCGCCATATCAGGCGAAGCCAGACCGCGTTTCTTCATCTCGTCCTTCGTCTCAACGCGTAGACGGCCAGACGAATTAAAACCATAGCGCGGAGCGCAGAGATCGCTCATCAGGTCATCGTCCTTCGGTAACGCGCAACCGCGTTGCTCCAACCAGTGCTTCATCTTGCCCCACAACTCGGAACGCAGATTCACATAGGAGTTCTTCATCGCAGGAGACTCGGAGACGTTAATCCCGACAGCGGGCAACCCGAGTTCGCGTAGCCGGTCAACAACGCCTGAACCCAGACCAATCGAGTCCACATAAATCGACGTTGGGCGGTCCTCGAACTCCTCAGAGTCATACTCCGCCTTGATCGCACCAACCAACTGCATCAAATCCATGCCGCGCCATTTCTTAATCTCCGTGATCACGTTGCCCTTCTTCTTGGCTAAAGCCGACTTATCCGAGCCAAAGCGCGCGACGTCAATCCCATAAATCATAGGGGCGTACTGATCAACTTCGATATCACGCATCATCGCTTGCTCAACAACAGAGAACGGAATCATGGTGTCGTCGTCGCTGAGTGGGAACTCGCCCAAGACGCGGACGCGGTATGCATTGCTCTCCTCGCCATACTTAATCGCCATCTCGCGGACGAACTCTTTCGAGACGCGTTTCGACTTCTCGCAGTTCACATGGAGCGTAAACCATTCATCGCGCAGGCGGTTGTGCGTCTCATAGAAGTAGCCAGTGGACCGTACTGGGTTACCAAGCAAAATCGTGACTGCGTTGTGTCCCGACATCGAACCGGCGGCGGCCTCGAAAACCGCTTCAGGCACACCGGATGCTTCGTCGGCAACAAGCATAACGTTGTCGGCGTGGATACCCTGTAACGCTTCAGGCTGTTCAGCGCGGCTTGTCCGCGCGGAGATAAACGCCTCAGTCGGCGAAGGGCGTAGCTCGATGCGGTCGCTCTTCACCTCAAGAAGCTCCTTGAGTGCAGGCGGCATCTCCTTCACCCAACGCTTAATCTCAGCAAACAGTGCATCAAATAGTTGTGATGACGTTGGGGCCGTGACGACGACCTTGACGGGGTAGCGTGTGAGCAAATACCAGAGCATTGCCCATGAAGCCGCTGTTGACTTGCCGACGCCGTGTCCAGAGCGAACGGATATACGCCGGTTGCTGTCGGCGATTGCGCGGAGGAACTGCGCCTGCCATTCATCCGGTTCGACGCCGAATACCTTCTGTACGAAGAGTACGGGGTCGTGGCGGTACGTCTTGATGAAATCGACGAATGGATTCTCAGATTTTCTGGCGGCTGTACTCATATTGCTCCTATACCCCTAGGGGTGTCGTCGGTGTGTGTTTACCTGCCGACGTCGCCGCCCCGTCAAATAATCGCATGGGGGGGGTCATCTCGGCGGAGTTATCCACAGATCGACGTTTTTTCCTGTTCAACTTTTGACCAACCGGCCAAGGTAATTTCGTGACTCATCCACAGGCTAAACCGAATTGTAAATAAATCAATAACTTACGGCCCAACGTTGACAAGTTACTTCGGCGCGTAATCCTTATTATGTTAAATCGGATTCTCATCGCCGGTCACGTTTTGGTCGTCATCTCGCGTGCGCGTATCTCCGTCGCTGTGTGTTATCTCGGTGAAAGAGCCTTCAATTGTCAGCCCCTTGATCGCCTCCAGATACTTATCTTGCACAGATACAGTCGCATCTATCTGAACTTTATCGCCCCACAAATGCGGGTCCATGCGCGACGCTATCCATCGCTTGTTCTCAGCGATCACACGCGCTGACGCAGGATCGAGTGACCCCTGACGCACCTCAGTCATCATCTCTTCAATGTCTGAGACGTGCCACTCCGCTCTCGCTATCCGCGCACGCTCGTACCGCTCATTACGATCAGGATCGCGCTTGATCCAATCGTTCACTGTGTTGTACGCCATGTCCTTGCGCTTACACCAAGCGTGCAACGATTCACCTTGAGCAACGCAGTCGGTCAACTCCGTCTCCAGTTCTATCGGATTGGAACTCATCTCAATCCATCGTTCACGCCGCTCTGCGTTCTTCGGCAGTCGCTCACCGAACGATCCCTTCATCACCTTACTCACCATAGTCGTATTGCCCCTTCACTAATACCGACTCCCAGAAACTCGTCTTCATCGCTTCCATACCTCCGTAGAGTAGAAACGAATCCGTCTCCTTTCCGCCAAAATAGAACGAAGGCGTCCCATCTTCGTGTAGAACCATAAACGCAATGCCACGCGGAACAACAGCCCCCGTATCGATATCATCAGCCATATCAAACACCATGCGTTCCACTGCCTTGCGATTCTCTTCCTCATAGTCTCTCGCATCAAATGGCTTCCCGTTGATCCCAATAACCTTATCTACCATGTTGGCTCCTCCAGTCTCCCGCCATTAACTATGGTAGTACACGCGTCCGCCTGATGCTTCAGGCGATGCAATAACGTCTGACCTTCTTGCGCCATCAGCACAATGTCGCTCGCCGCGTACACGACCACAGCGTCATCAAGCTCCTTCGACAACTGGCTCGCGACGTACCCCGCATCCGCGCTGTTCATCACCGCGACTGCACGCTTCCCCTCTACACGAACACCTAGATCGAACCAACATAGATCGTTCGGCGCGTAACCCGCTTCCAACGCTTCCTTCTCAACGACACCAATGCCACGCTCAAGCACGCCTGCACGCCTAGCAATCTCATAGTCGTCCGACCCGTTCAACGCGTTGTTGTACTTCTCCATCGCACTAGCCATCTTCGTCACCGTGTCTACGCTCGCTTTACTCAGCAAACGCATCAAGCTCCCCCAACGACCCATCGCCTCATTCCTACGACGCTCCCACGATCCCATTGCTTGCCTTCTAATCATCTCACTCATACCCAATCCCTCAAATGTTTCACGCTCAATCCCCGATGGTAAACGTGAAGCGATTCTAGCGGACGTAGTCAAACGTCAAGTGACTACTTCCGCGAATCTGCGAACCATACGAACTACTTCCGCCTACTTTCGCCTACCTCCGTAAAACCATGGCGGAAGTAGTACCTACCCCTTAAGGGAATTTTACTACTTCCGCCTCCCCTCTTTCGTACTTCCGCCTACTTCCGCCTGCTTCCGCCTTCCGACGTATCGAGTAGAGAATATGCGGTTAAATTCAGCCGCGAACTTTTCCAAATCTGTCGGTCTTTGCTTACTTCCTTTACCCATGTTTCACGCTCCTAATTTGTAGCTTTTAAGCTACTCGCTATCCCTAAGTTTAAACTCAAGCATCATTGCTTTTTCTTCGAGCTTACGCGCTTTCACCATATGTCTAAGCGCCTAACGTCTCAGCATTTTTATGTACACGTTTTTGAGTTTCCTTAACACTTTTCTGCGGCTAGGCATTACGCCACCCTCCACTGCTTGGTAATGAACTCACGACTCAACTTGTAGTTCCACGAACTCGAACCCTCGGCCACACTATTCAGCGGTCGAGCGATTGCGTGGAACGCCTTCCTTCGCTCAAGGTGATACTTGTCGCGGTTTGTCTTAATGAACTGCTTAACGTGGTAATACGACAACCCTGTCGCGTCTACGATCCTGTCGTAGCTATGCCCTTCCTTGTATAGCTCTACGATCTGATCTGCGTACTTCTCTGCGATCTTAGTCAAAAGCGAATCCTCTCTGCTTTGTAGTTATCAATTTCCTTCCCTGTGCGCCGTGATGCGCTCCCACGCTTTATGTACACCTGTTTGCAAGCGTCCTTTTCCGACACCGCCTTCACGACA